AAAATTTGTTCTTACCGTTGCTTTTAGCAATGTTTGTAAACACAGTCTTTGGGGGTTGGATGTATTTCGGGTTTGCCTATCTTTTTGGGGTAGTCTGTTGTTATAGTTTTAATCGTACTATAGGCATTATAGTTACAGCATTTTGCTCATTGGATCCATCATTCATTACGTATCCCATTTGGGGTGCTTGTGGATTGTTTGCCACTGGGTTGGTTTGCTGGTTCTGGCATCCACACACTGAGGCTTCACAAGATTGGTTGCGTCCTCTTTCCATTGTTTACGGGATTTTGGAAAGTCGACGTAAATGTTGTGGAGACCGTGGTCGACATAATATTCTCTTAGGAGACTCAAAAGTTGATGAGGAAGTGCCAGACAGTGTAATAGAGTGTGAAGGCACACGGTTCGGAAGCTACGGATTGGGCATCAAAGGTGTCCCATTTGTAGTTCCAGAAAATTGTGTGCACAATATCTCCCAAGCCTTAAATGTACGAATTTTATATGATCGTCCACATGATGAAAAATACATGGCCGACTTTATAAAATTTAGCAAAAAGTATTTGAAGAAAAAGTTTGCTAATGCAGACTTTGCCAAAGTTCCATCCCTTGGAGAATACTTGAAGAAAAAACCTTACTCAAAAAATAGAAAAGAACAAATGTTAAGTCGAGAATTCGAAGCCCTGTATAGTCAACATTGGAAAAGTAACTTGTTTCCTAAAGATGAGGCTTATATGGGAAAAACCTCGGAGCAGTTCAAAACTCGCGCTATTGTTGGGCGTGGAGATGAAATAATCGCTGCATGGGGTCCCATTTTTGACGCAATTTCTGAAACAATTGCTCACTTGTTTTCTATTGAAGGAGGAAACCAAATTTATGACAAGAAACTCACACCAGCTGAACTGGGGTCATTGGCCCAAAGATTTTCCTCTCAGGGAAATTTGTGGGAAATTGATTGTTCAAATTGGGATGGGTCCCTTTTGTCCGCCATTCTGCGGTTCGAGTTGTGGGTGATTGAGAACATATTTGATTTATATGGGCTCACACTTGATGACGAGATTCGTAAGAAGTGGACACATACGTTTGGTACAACCAAAGGAATGGCATACTATTACATACATGCCCGAAGGTCGGGAGATCTTTGGACAAGTTCATTTAATTCCCTTATAAACATACTTTTATGTTTGTTTATATTTGGGTCGGACGTAAGTGTTGTGGCAAGGGGAGATGACAATTTTCTAAGCACACCGCATGCATTTGACCATGAATTTATTGTTGAAAGGTATGCTGATTTAGGTTTTACTGCTAAATTATTTAAACGTACTTTGTCCACACTGGAGTATTGCTCCGGTGTTTTTTATCCAG